AAAGATACTGGATTTAGCACTATTAACCCCGAAATTACAATTACATTTTTATACAACAATTTAATGGGTAAGGGTTATTGGAGAAATATTTTTCATTTTACAAATACTGATAATAATTGTTGTAATAAAGGAGATAGAGTTCCTGCAATTTGGGTAACACCTGATAATACTAATAATTTTCATATAACTACTTCAACTGTAAATGATGGAAATAGTTGGTTTAATACAAATAATGATATACCATTTAGTAGTGCTGTATTTATTGGTATTGTAGTACAACCTAAAACAATTAAATATTACATAAATAATACTTTAATGATGACAAAAAATTATGATAGTAATATTTTGAATAGAAATGATTCTACAAAATTATATATAGGAGATAAATGGCATACTCAAGATGATGGAAGTATTTTAATTAAAGATTTTACATTATATGATTCTGCATTAACGTCAGACCAAATAAATGAAGTATATAGTTCAATGACCGATGTTAATCCACCTGACAAAAATGACAAAAATAATAATGGTTTATCATTTACTATATATGATGGTTATTTCAATGATGATTTGTCATTTTTTAAAGATGCGGATAAATTATACAATGGAATGGCTACTAATTTTACAAATGTATATACTGCTACAGAAGAATATATAGTTATAGATAAAGATAATTTATTTTCGGTTGTTTGGAAAGGATATTTTTTACCAGATATTACAGGGACATGGACATTTGGATTAATTTCTGATGACGCAAGTTATATGTGGATTGGTGATAATATGAACGATTATACAATCACTAATGCAAAAATTAATAATGGTAATCTTCATGGAATGAATCTTCAAAAATGTGATGTAGCCCTTATTCAAGGAACATATTATCCAATAAAAATAGTCTTTGGTCAAAATTATGGAGGTGCTGATTTACAGTTTTTTTATACTATAAATAATTCAGAAAGAAAATATGATTTTAATGGCAAATTCTTTAAGAATGCAATTATGCCTACACCTACACCAAGTTCTACATCTAGCTTTACACCAACATCTACATTTATATCTGCACTGACACCTACAACTTCTACTAGTGAAATAATTCAAGTCTCACAATCAGGATAAAGTGAATACACTTCAATAACCATAAAACGTGACATTATAAATCTTCAGTAATGTAAAATAAATTATCTAATATAGCATATTTATTTTCGAATATGTTTAGCATAAAATCAGTTTATACCAGTGAAAATTTATACCAATAACGATTTGAAATGGGACGCACCAGAGGGCGTCATTTTATACCAGTAAAGATTTAATATCATATTTTTATATAAAATAATATATTTTCCTTATATAGAATATATTATCTATGAAATATAAATTGAATGTTTTCACAATATTTATAATTTTATTAATACTTTTAGTATTATTCATGATTCTGAATAAATGGTTTTCTATAAAAGAAACAAAAGAAACAAAAGAAAACTTTCTTGATTATAATTATGATATAAGAGAGAATTCAAATACGGACGTATCTTTACCATTTTATGGTAATGGTAAAACAGTTTCACATTTATATGATAATATATATTTTGATAAAAATAATGGTTCAGTAATTTCATTAATCGGTAGTCAGACAGGTGTTGGAGCACAACAAGGAGAAAATTCAATTCCACTTACAATTATAAATATTATTCCCAGAAAAACAGATTCAAATAATAGTTTTACAGTAACTAACTATCCTTATAGTGCTTCAACCCAAATTGTTCCTGTTGATAATATGGAAATTCTATATAGAAGTTACAATTGTAAAGATGTAGGTTTTGTAAGTCGTCAAACAGATAAATCATATAATTATCAATACTTTTATTATTCATGGTATAAAGATACATATATCCATTTATTTAAATATGATATATCGACTGCTAATACTAATAATAAACAAATAAAACATGTAAAGTCATTTGCATTTATTGGAAATGAAAAATATATTTTTGATAGTTCTTGTATAGATGACAACATCCCAACAACAAATATAGGAGCGAGTGAAAAGGAATATGGAGGGGCTATTGCAAAACCAGATAATCTTTACAATGGAGATGCATATAGTTCGAATTTAAGTAAGATTTTAAGCAACATTACAAACAACGTTACATATGATATATCTTATGGAAATATCATTACAAAAAATGCAGATTCTACATACACCATACATAATCGTAATAACGTAGAAGTTGGAATAATTGGTAGTACACCACAATTATATCAAAATTCGTATAATGAAATTAGTGAATTTAAAACAGGTCTTAAAAAGGTATTTAATATTAAATGTAATAATGTGTTGGTTCTGGTAACCGTATATCACGATAATACAATTATATCAGTAATTGGACGCAATGCTTCAAACGAGTATGAAATTATTAATACAAAACGATTTAATAGGAATCAAGAAGTAACAAATACAGATACTGATACTGATACTGATAACAAAGACGCACCTCCATGTACAATAACTTCACATCAAAGTCCAAGTCCAGCTCCAACAACATCATCGCCTAAAGATACAAAATGGACAGATTTATATAATCTTTTTAAGAAAGATTGTGGAGATGATCCAACATGTATGTATTGGTATTTTCAAATAATGTCAACTAAAAATAATGATACGGATACAAATATATCCGATATTTTTTCAGATGATTATTTTTTAAAATCAGAAATTGTTCCACCAGTTTGCCCTCAATGTCCAAATTGTCCAAGTAGTAATGGTGTATGCAGTAGTTGTGGTGGATGTGGTGGTTCTGGAACAAATATAACTTCAGATAATTTAGGATTAACACCAATTAATTCAACAATGTATAAAGATAAATTGGGCAATATATACATTGCGTACACGGATAATTCAGGAAACACGAAATATATATTAGAAGGTAATAAATCAACTTCGGCACCGATTGCTAATGTAGCAAACAATTTAATAAATAATACAGCAGATATTATAGATGGTACTGGAAGTGGTGCAGTAAATTTATTGAAAGATACTGGAAGTGGTGCAGTAAATTTATTGAAAGATACTGGAAGTAGTGCAGTTAATTTATTAAGAGATACTGGAAGTGGTGCAGTAAATTTATTAAGAGATACTGGAAGTGGTGCAGTAAATTTATTAAGAGATACTGGAAAAGGGATTTCAAGTTTGGGTCAAGGTCAAGGAGGTCAAGTCGGACAAGTCGGTCAAGTCGGACAAGTCGGTCAAGTCAGTCAAGTCGGTCAAGTCAGTCAAGGAGGTCAAGGAGGTCAAGGAGGTCAAGGAGGTCAAGGTATTGGAAATATACAAGGTTATACACCAGTAGATAATTATTCATATTATGGTGCATTACAATCAAAAGGAGGTAATTTCATGCCAGTAACTGCAGACTTTAGTTCATTTAGAAAATAGATATGTTTATTTAATCCTATAAATATATTATATTACTTTATAAATAATATAATGTATTCAAGAGATTGCACATATGTAAGGTCAAGCATGTATGGAACATATATAGGTCCAACTGGACCGATTGGTATGACTGGAGTTACTGGTACGACTGGACCTACTGGTCCTATTGGAACAGGACCGACTGGTCCGATTGGTATGACTGGAGTTACTGGTACGACTGGACCTACTGGTCCTATTGGAACAGGACCAACTGGACCTACTGGACCAACTGGAGATACTGGAGATACTGGACCTACTGGTCCTATTGGAACAGGACCAACTGGACCTACTGGGCCAACTGGAGATACTGGAGATATTGGACCTACTGGTCCTATTGGAACAGGACCAACTGGACCGATTGGTATGACTGGAGTTACTGGAGATACTGGAGATACTGGACCTACTGGTCCTATTGGAACAGGACCAACTGGACCGATTGGTATGACTGGAGTTACTGGTTCTACTGGACCTACTGGTCCTATTGGAACAGGACCAACTGGACCGATTGGTATGACTGGAGTTACTGGAGTTACTGGAGATACTGGACCAACTGGACCAACCGGAGAAGGTAAAATTGGGTCTACTGGACCAACCGGAGAAGGTAAAATTGGGTCTACTGGACCTACTGGTGCAACAGGACCAACTGGTTCTACTGGACCTACTGGACCGATTGGTATGACTGGAGTTACTGGAGATACTGGAGATACTGGACCTACAGGTACGACTGGTCCTACTGGACCTATTGGAAGTGGTTCAACTGGAACAACTGGAGATACTGGTTCTACTGGACCTACTGGACCGATTGGTATGACTGGAGTTACTGGAGATACTGGAGATACTGGACCTACAGGTACGACTGGTCCGATTGGTATGACTGGTGCAACAGGACCAACTGGTTCAACTGGACCTACTGGACCTACTGGACCTACTGGATCTACTGGTTCAACTGGACCTACTGGACCTACTGGACCTACTGGATCTACTGGTTCAACTGGACCTACTGGACCTACTGGTTCTACTGGACCGACTGGTTCTACTGGACCGACTGGACCTACTGGATCTACTGGACCTACTGGTTCTACTGGACCGACTGGTTCTACTGGACCGACTGGACCTACTGGATCTACTGGACCTACTGGATCTACTGGTTCAACTGGACCGACTGGTTCTACTGGTTCTACTGGACCGACTGGACCTACTGGATCTACTGGTTCAACTGGACCTACTGGTTCAACTGGACCTACTGGTTCTACTGGGCCTACTGGTTTAACTGGACCGACTGGTTCTACTGGACCGTCTGGTTCTACTGGACCTACTGGTTCAATTGGAACGGCTGGTTCTACTGGAACAACTGGTTCTACTGGTCCTACTGGTTCAATCGGAACAACTGGTTCTACTGGACCTATTGGACCTATTGGAACAGGACCTACTGGTTCCACAGGAGCTACAGGAGCTACTGGTTCAATTGGAACGGCTGGTTCTACTGGACCGACTGGTTCTACAGGACCTACTGGTTCAATTGGAACGGCTGGTTCTACTGGATCAACTGGATCAACTGGTTCTACTGGTTCAATTGGAACGGCTGGTTCTACTGGATCAACTGGTTCTACTGGTTCTACTGGACCTATTGGAACGGCTGGTTCTACTGGATCAACTGGTTCTACTGGTTCTACTGGACCTATTGGAAGGACTGGTTCTACTGGATCAACTGGTTCTACTGGTTCTACTGGACCTATTGGAACAGGACCTACTGGACCTATTGGAAGGACTGGTTCTACTGGATCAACTGGTTCTACTGGTTCTACTGGACCTATTGGAACAGGACCTACTGGACAAACTGGCCCGACTGGACCTACTGGTTCAATCGGAACGGCTGGTTCTACTGGACCGACTGGTTTAATTGGACCTACTGGTTTAGGTTCCACAGGTCCAACTGGACCTACTGGACCTATTGGAACAGGACCTACTGGACCTATTGGAACAGGACCTACTGGACCTACTGGTATAACAGGTCCTACTGGTTCTACTGGACCTATTGGAACAGGACCTACTGGACCAACAGGAGCAACTGGTTCAACTGGTTCTACTGGTTCAACTGGTTCTACTGGTTCTACTGGTTCAACTGGATCTACTGGTTCAACTGGTTCTACTGGACCTACTGGTTCTACTGGATCTACTGGACCTACTGGTTCCACAGGAGCAACTGGTTCTACTGGATCAACTGGTTCTACAGGACCTACAGGAGCTACTGGTTCTACAGGTTCTACTGGAGCAACTGGACCTACTGGTATAACAGGTCCTACTGGTTCTACTGGTTCTACTGGTTCTACTGGTTCTACTGGTTCTACTGGTTCTACTGGTTCGTCTGGTTCTACTGGACCGACTGGTTCTACTGGACCGACTGGTTCTACTGGACCGACTGGTTCTACTGGACCGACTGGTTCTACTGGTTCTACTGGTTCTACTGGTTCTACTGGTTCTACTGGTTCTACTGGTTCTACTGGACCTACTGGTTCTACTGGACCTACTGGACCTACTGGACCTACTGGTTCTACAGGACCTATTGGAACAGGACCTACTGGTTCTACTGGACCTACTGGACCTACTGGTTCTACAGGACCTATTGGAACAGGACCTACTGGTTCTACTGGACCTACTGGTTCTACAGGACCTACTGGTTCTACAGGACCTATTGGAACAGGACCTACTGGTTCTACTGGAACGGCTGGTTCTACTGGACCAACAGGACCTGCAAGTGGTGGTGGTGGATCATCACAATGGGTCAATATTGGAAACGGAAATATTTATTATAATGGCAATGTTGCAATAAATATGAATATTATTCCAACTGCCACATTAGATGTAAGTGGTAATTTCTTTATAAGAGGCACAAATCCATCCTATATAAAAGGTAATTTATATGTAGGAAATTTGATTACAGAAAATATAATTGCAGGTAATATAGAAGCATATAGTTATAATGCTACATCAGATTATCGTATCAAAGAAAATCTTATTTTATTAAATGAAACATTTTTTGTAGATTCATTAAAACCACTGTTTTATAAAAATAAGCTATCAAATAAAGAAGATATGGGTTTTTTAGCACATGAAGTGCAAGAAATATTTCCATTTTTAGTAAATGGAGAAAAAGACGGCAATAATTACCAATCAGTAAATTATAATGGTTTTATTGCATTATTAGTAAAGGAAATACAAGAATTAAAAAAACGATTGCAAACCGCAGAAGAATTATTACAAGATGTAAATAATAAAATAAATGCAATGCAATGAAATAAACTAAAATAAATTATATTATGTTATAAAAATATAATATAATAATGTTTGTAAAAATATATCAAATTATAAATATTCAATTCTCTATATCAACAACTATTTCTGGCGTTGTTTTTGATTTAATTTGTAAGGGAGTAATTATTTGAAATGGCTGAGAATATGAAACATTATTATTCTTATTCTCTTCTTTTTTATTTTCATTTTTTAAAATCGTATTTTCTCTTTCTAATTCATTAATTTGTTTTAATAATATATCAGTAAATTTACTATCATTTGCTTTTTTATTTTTATTTTCATTTTTTAAAATCATATTTTCTCTTTCTAATTCATTAATTTGTTTTAATAATATATCTGTAGATTTGCTATCATCGCCTTTTTTATTTTCATTTTTTAAAATTCTTTCTAATTCATTAATTCGTTTTAATAATATATTAGTAAATTTGCTATCATCGCTTTTTTTAATATCATCGCCTTTTTTAATATCATCGCCTTTTTTAATATCATCGCCTTTTTTAATATCATCGCCTTTTTTAATATCATCGCCTTTTTTAATATCATCGCCTTTTTTAATATCATCAGTCTTCTTTTTTTGCAAATTTGCTACCATTTTTTCCAATGCCTCATTTTTTTGTGTTAATAATTGTAATTGTTCAATTTGATTATTCATGATTTGTATTATTTCATTCGGTAAAAGACATCTTGGTTCTTTCCCATTTTCATTTATCATTACTTCCCCCATGTTTTTATAATTTTCATCTAATTGTTTTATTTGTTTCAAAACATCTGGTTTCATAAATGCTTCTCCCAGTTTGTATTTTTTTAATAAATTATCAATATCTTTCATAAAAAAGTTTTTAATAGGTTCTTCTATTTTATTACGAATAAATTGGTCCACTGTTTTATTAGATTCTTTAAAATATTCATTATCTGGGGTTGCCAATAATCTACGTTTATCAAATGTATTATGTTCATGAGAAAAAACTAATATTGTTTTTAATGGATCTAATTGTGCAAAAGGAATCGTATAATTTTTTAAAAAGTGTTTTTCTTCTGCTAATGCCGCATGATTTTCATACTCCGTCATTTTTAATAATTCCGCTCGAAATGCAAATGTTCCTGCAGTCGCATGATTTGGTCCAAATGGTCCGGATTGATACATTTTTTGAATATGTTTAAAATAAATATAAATTTCACTTGCACCAACACATAATGCATCTTTATTATTGTTTAATGTATCCACTGCATGGCTTACTCTTTCTGGTGGATAATAATCATCATCATCCATATATACAATAATTGTTCCTTTCACTTTTGAATGCATAAAATTACGTTTCTCTCCTAATGACATCTTTTTTTCTTGTCTGAAATATCGTATTTGTGATATATTTGATTTATCGATTGCATCATGTATAGAATCAGTTCCATCATCGACAATTATCCATTCCATTCTATCATGAGGATAATCTTGATTTAAAAAACATTGAAACATGGTTGATAAAAATGGTCTGCGATTAAATGTAGGTGTACATACAGATACAAATGGATAAAATTTTTTTTTTAAAACAGGTGTATGTGCTATAGTTTTTCCCATTTTAATATTATATATAATACTTTTTTAACCTTTTTATAACAATATTCATTATTATGTTCTCTCTTCTCTAAATAAAAAAACAAATTACATAAAGATTTATTTGTAATAAATATTGTATGAAATACACAAAAATAATATTAATTATACGACTATTAATATATATTTATAAATATTGGCATTTTTATGAATCAAATAATACATTAATTCGTCAAATAAAAGATAGTAAAATATATAACAGTATTTTGTCTATTCATAAATACAATATATTTATAAAAGAATGTTCTCATATACATGAAAATAAAAATGTAAATCTCCCTTATTTATTACGATTATCGGAATTTATAATGACAACCGAAAATACACAACTTTATACAAAGGTTTATAAAATAACAAAATGTATTCATGACCCAGAAATTCTAACAAATCAATTTATGAAATATGTTAATATAAATAATACATTGCCATTTGAATTATCCACAAACGTAAAAGGAATGAATGAATTATATAAAATGACAAATGATTTCGAATATTTTTCTAAAAAATTATTATCGTCTTCTTTTATTTCAATTTCAGAATATAAAAATATATTACACGAATATAAAATTAGAAATCTGGATGGTTCTCGACATAATGATTACACAAAGATCGTAATTACAAATAATACACAAACTCATTTTTATTATTTAAATATACTCATTGGTGCAACATATGAAATATGTAAAGAAACTGTCAAATATTTTTTTTATATGCCTACACATACCCCATTATATGATACATTAATAGAAATACAAAAAAATATGAAATTATATTATAGGATTCTTGATGAATCATATCGCAGTCTTAATTACTTGGCAATAGATATAATTGATGAAATTCAAATGTTCTCTAAAAAATTCAAGATTTTGATTCAATCAAGTATTCATTTATATTATTTTACGGGATGTTTGTTGTCTGAAATTCCCGGATTTATTTATGGAAATCATGACTCATTTTTTCTATATGAAACATTACATATCGTTTTATTCCATTAGTATCTATTATGATGCACGGCATTATTCATCGATATCACTTTCTTCTGACACAATATCTTTCTTGACGTTTTTGTCTAAATAACGATATATTCGTTTTATATCTAATTTATCAATATTATAATTATCAAACATTTGTTCTACTGCATTTATTTTTTCATTTTGTAATAAAAAATCTTTTCCATGAAATAATCTTATTTCTTGAAAAAAAGCCAACAAATCTTTTTTATCCATATCTAATTCTTGACATAAATTATAAATAAATAATATATTATTGTATTCAGTTGAATATTTTGTGAGAACCTTTGTAAATCTTATTTCGTCTTTTTTGTCGTCTTTTTTGGATTGAGAATGAAATGTTTTATGATACAAATAATTATTGTAAAATGTTTTCATTAGAGAACTCATTTCATTAAATTGCCAAATCTGATTTTGAAATGTGATTCTATCTATAAAATCTGCAAAACAAATATTGTCTAAAATTTGTAAATAAAATGGGATTGATATTTCATTTCCGGCTTTACTTAATAGATCTACAATATTTTCATGCCATAAAAGAGCAACAATGGTTCTATCTGTTTCGTTTATTATTTTTATATGATCATTTATTGATACTTGATTATATATTAATTTTTGGGTTATTTTTTTCGAATCTTCATTAAATTGTTTGATATGAAATATATGTTCCATTGAATCATCATTTAATAAACTGGGATTTTTTTTACATATTTTTTCAATGAATTCAATCTTTCTTAAATCTCCCTGTATATATTCTAATATTTTTGTATGTGTCGATTTATCAAAATTCGAAAAGTCTGGTATTTTTTTATATATTATTTGTTGTATCTGTTCTTGTGTAGGCGGTTTCAATTCATATGTATTACATACCTTCATTAATTCCTTTATTTTTTTATCTATATAATAATTTCCTATACATATTACTGGGTTCATTGTCATATGTTCCAATCGCTGTTTTTTTGTTTTTTTCTGTCGAATTAATTTTATTAATGCAGTGATACCTCCTTTGTCGCCATTATTCATTCCATCTATTTCATCCATAATTATTGCTATTTTTTTGGTTTTTCTTGCCATCATATTGAGAACATTCTGGGAAGATATATTATTACTTGTAATTGTATCTATTAATGATTTATTACGAACATCTCCTGCATCGTATTTGATAATATCATAATTCAATCCTTTTAAAATTTCTGTTATAAAATGTGTTTTTCCACAACCTGGAGAACCATATAAATATATACCTTTTTTAAAATGTATATTTTGACAGTTCGATTCATAATTTACAAGCATTTTTTTGATATCATTTTCTATTTGTTCTCTATCAAGAATATTATTCATTTACTATAATAAATGAATAAGTTTTATATTGGTTATTTTACGCATCTCTGTCTCCTTCCTTTATACCCCATAAAAAAAGGCTTTTTATACACCATCCGCCTTATGCCAAATATTTGTTTGGCTTATGTATCGTTTTTTTATGTTGTCGAATATATTTTGTATGTATTATCATTTTTTTATGTTGTCGAATATATATTTTGTATGTATTATCATTTTTTTATGTATTGTATATATTCATTAATGTTCATTAAATTAACCCATTAATTCCGTTATATGAATGATTTTTTCTAGAGGTTACCTGATATGTGTTTGAGAATGAACATATTTGTTTTTTTATTTTTTTATCGTATTCTTTTTTTTGTAGCATTCTTTTTTTCCATTTTCGTTGAATTATTACTATCCAATATGTTTTTATTATTACATGTTTATATGTTCCATCTTCATTGGTAATAATTTGCATTATATTGACTGGTTTATTGAAATAATATATTATATCAATAAACTTTGATATGTCTTCATTGTTTAATTTATAGAATGTTGTATTTTTTATTGTTTTTACCTCCAATATTTTTTTTTCGTCTTCGTAAATATATTCACAATAACAACCGATATAATATTTTTTAGGGATACAATCATAATCATTGGAATCCAATATCTCATCATATATTTCATTATATAAATCATAATCCAATATTTCATATTGTTGTTGTTCTTGTTGTTCTTGTTGTTCTTGTTGTTCTTGTTGTTCTTGTTCTTGTTCTTGTTCTTGTTCTTGTTCTTGTTCAGTTTGGTGGTAACCATAGATAGCAAAATCGTCATACCAGCAATCATGTTCTTTATCATAATCTCTATGATTATAACAGAGAACATGAAATAGAGCATCCTCTATCATACTATCTATTATACTCTCCATTTCCATTTCCATTTCAGTTCTCATTTCCATTTCCATTTTCAAGCCAAGTTATTCGAGTAGTTGTTATGTATTGTATTAGTAATCTAATAATACCTTTTATTTTTTGTAAAAAAAGTCAATCAATTTTATGATTGAGGTACAATATTATGAAAATTATCACCCGAAATTTTTACACCACTTGTCTATGTTTGAAGGCCACTCATATTTTGTTTTACATTATGTATTTTGACAGTTGCGGTATCTTTCATTCCTACTACTTGAGATGTTATATCCTTTCCGATTTTTCCAAGTTCTGTTGTCAAACCCGTTTTTATCTTTGAAAAAGAACTGGCGATATTACTTAGATTATCTTTATTTATTACATTTGTTATTTTGGTATTATTTGAAAGATTGGTAATCGCATTATCCATTTTGTTAGTATAATGTTCTCCTTTTTTTGTCAATATATCAAACAAATCATTTATATAATTATATTCTTTTGTTCTTTCATTTTGTTTTTTTCCCATTTCTGTTTCTATGATTCTAATATTTATATAATCACCTCCAAAAATAACACGTAAAATATTGTTAATATCCGTCAAATATTTCAAATATTTATTGTCATTATTTTCAAGAGTTTCAACAATACTACATATATTAGTTTTTACACGTTTATCAATTACTGTTTTTATTTTTTGATATTTGTTATACACACTTATGTCTTTGTATAATAGAGCCTTATTAAATAAGTATTTATCTGTTTGTCCATCTTTTCCTTTTTCTACATAAATATATTTTTTATATTTTTCTTCACTGGTATAGACTTGATATTTTTGTTGTAGTGATTCATTATTATTTAATTTTTCAAACTCTTTTATATCAGGAGGTGGAACCATACCAATATTTGAACGGTCTATATACGACAATCCCATCATTGGAAGTTTGAATTTATATCTATAAATACACCATATTGCAATCAACACCATAAATAGAATATATACAGGTATCAAAATCATTTTAATCGGTCCAGCATAATTATTATCTCCTGAATCATGAATATTACTTGTAATATTTTTTAATCCTGTAAGTAAAATATATATGGAAAGAATTTCCATAATAAAAACCATTATAAACCAACATATAGATTTGAATACATACACTGGTAATTTCCATCGGCTGCTTGATTCAGGAATATCATATAATTGAGTATATATAATGTTATTTATAAAATCCTTTTTAGAAGAGTAGTTTTTTGTATTACTATATATCGCAAAAAGTATTGTATATGCGAGATAAAAAACCGCAATAGTGGTAGCAAGAGGTATCAACGCTAATGAAATATAAAATTTAAATAACCAATATAATATCCAAACGATAATTTTAAAAATGACAAATATTACAGATGTTTGCGTTCCACCAATCCATTTGAACCACGATTTTTCCCATGAAGCCTTATTGTTCTCAACATCAGAAACTTGTAATAAAGATGAAATTAATCCTAATAAATCGCCATTTTCTCCAATATTGTGTTTAAGGAATGATAAAAACATAAATATAAATGTTACAATTGTTGCAATTTCTGTATATCCTAACCAATTACCTTCTATTTTGAATAATTTTGTTATTTCACTATCAACTTTTAGTATTTTAACAAATGGAACTGATAATGTCATAAAAAAAGAAACGTAAAAATTAAAAAAACTGCGTCCATATTTATGTAACACATAATAAAATAATATAATAGTCATGAAAAAATAAATATACGGGGGTATAAATTGAGATATTAAACCAAAGAAAGGGAATGTGCGAATAAATGTTTTTACCGTATTTAGCCAAGTATATATTATTTTTGTAGGTTTGAATAAATATTCAAATAAAAAATCGGTTTTGTGTTTTTCATAATAATGAAAATAGTTTTCCCAATCTGGAAACATAGGTATTTTACATTCTTCAACAAAAGGTACTTCTTTTGGTTCTCCTGGATTATTTTTATGTGGCATATCTTCATAATCCATAAAAAAAAACATATAATAAACATTATATACAACATATAACAATACAGGTATCATTAAAATGCGATATATTTCGTTTTTAATGATTCTTGCATAATTTAATAAATCTTTATGAGCATTATTCCTATTTTTTTTTTGATAATATTCACATTCTGATAATGGTATATAATAGTTCTCCATTTCTGCAGTATTTGAAAATGTATCAGATAAAATATAATCTTGTAAATACTGTGTATATTTGGGAGGAGTCATATCTACATATGGATTCAAAGCAACGATTGGTATTTCAATATTTCCGTCAGTGTTTATTTTAGAATATCGAAAATTATTACCAAATAAAAATGTTTCAAAAATATTTTTTGCCAGTATTCGATTATCTTTACCATCTACAATTGTTACATATTTATTCGTCGTTTCATTATATTTATTTCCTGTCGCATCTGCATTTTGTTGTAATAAAATATAAAATATATGATTGAAAATGGCGATATGTGTCTTATCCAAATGAACCCCAAATGAATTATAATATAAAAATTCTAGTCGGTTTAAACAATTCGTATATATTGTTCCCACTCTTGCTTGTATTTCTTTAAATCCTATGCTATTTATTCTTGTATCACTACTTGAATAAATTTTTTTAAAAAGACATAATGAAAAATATTTAATAACATAATCCAAATAATCTTTTATTGTTCCACTTTCGGTTTTTGTAGTATCTACTGAAAAAACATAATTTTTGTCTGCTGTTTGTGTTGCTGTTACCGACGGCAGCACCGTATTATTAATATTAAATGCCAAATCTGTATATTTTGTTCCATTTATGTTTGTATAATAATTATCTATATTCGTTTTTGTTGATCTATATAGCATATCCTTATCATATATTAGAGCTTTGTCAAAAAGAGACATTTTATCAGTATTAGTGGCAAGACCACTGACAGTAGGAATTGGAAAATAATCATCCTTTAATTTAAAATAATTAAATTCTTCTGTATTGTCCATTTTAAATCTTGCAAGATAATCATATTTTTGTTTATAATCTGATTCTGTATTTTCAAATGGAGATTGAAACGTTTCATCATGATCACCATAAAATAGTTTTACATTTATTTTTAATATTTGTTTTTGTATATCTGGGTCATTCAATAAATTATCAAATTCATTATTAAATTCGAATAATTCATCGTTATTAATTGTTCTATGAAGTTTTGTTTGATAACGATTTAATCGTTTTGTATAAAAATTACCTACTTTATTTGCAATATCTTCATTCTTTATAAATTCTGGATGATTTTTTTTAAATGAATCGATGGTTTTCATCAAATCTGGTTGTTGTCTCAACGAGAATTCTTCTTTTTTTGAAAAATTTTCTATCCAAAAAAACATTTTATCAGCAGTATTTTTATAACTGTTTTTTGTTAAAACTTCCTTTTCATTACAATTATCAATTTGTATTAAAAAACAAGTCATTAATATATCATAAATAAAATTTTCTAAAATCGAATCAAAATTTGTAATCGGATATGATAAATATCCCATTAATTTTTCTAACAGTGTTTTTATGTATGAGTAATCATATGATAGGTTCAAAACACTATGATGATGAAAATAATCAATTCCTTGCCATTCAAATCCTTCAATAATGTTCTCTTTTGTTGGATTTGGATTTGAATCTGTATTCTTTAAAATATCTAACATTGGCATATTTGAGAACCCTTCGATTTGATTTCGAATCTGATTTTGATTTGTATTTGAAATAGGTATTGAATTCGTTTTTAATGGTTCTTTTTTTCGCCATTTACTCGTCATAATATATATTTAATATATGAATATATATTATATTGCGATTATCTTGCATATAACATACCGCAATTACCACCAACAAATGATAAAATATTATATCTTTCTTCAAATACCTTCATGTTATAATTATATTCAAATAGACGCCAATTGGATTTTGATGTTCCAACAGGATTACTATTATCATCGCAAATTATATTATAACTTATATTTTCAACATCAAATGGTGGAATATAGGTAGACACTTCTAATTCAACAATTCGAAATTTACTTAAATTAATTGCACCAGATGGTTGATATTCAAAAGGGTCGGTATTTAAACAAAAATTATAACAATATAAACCGTCTTTTGCACATCCCTTTGTTCGAACATATTTTTCAATATAATTATATACACCCGCTTCTAATATATTTTCACGATAATCTCCATTAAATACAATCGCCATTGTTTCTAAAATTTCTTTTTGATTATCAGATGATAATTTTCCAGTTATAAAAATGCCACTTGATAATAATTGAGAACCTAGTGGGTTTTGACCTGGATCGATGATTACCGGCATTTGAACATCCGATGGAATATGTTGATATGCCCAATTTGTATAATTCGACCATTCATTTCTCATATTTACATCATTTCTTTGTAAATACATCATCCAA